TCATCAGGGAATAACTTTGTACCGTCTCTCTCGCCACAAATTCTTTTTCTGCCAACTCTGCAATCAATTCTTCGTCTATCATTTCCCCACCTCTCCCCCCTTCTTTTCCCTGTCTATCTTCTCCTGTATTGCTTCCCGTACCCATTCCGATGGGTTCTTATACCTCCCGTCAAATACAAGCCGCCTGATGGTGTCCTTTTGCCGTTTGCTTATAAGGACATCCAACCGTTCATCGAATTTTATCTTCATTGCACCTCCTTAGAATTTATTTCCCACCTGTTAGACATTTTATCCTATGATTGTATGTCTGTCAACTACATTTCGTAACTTTTACGATATATCGTAACTTTTACGATTGACAGTAATAATATTCCCCTGTAGTATGATTATAGTGTATAGAAAAGCTATATATTTGTTGAAAACATTAAAACCCTTCCCCACAAATACTCAGAGTGATTCATCTTGGCTCAAGGAGAATGGGCCGGACGGGGAAACTAACGGAAATAAAACTAAAACCGGCCCATACATTTACACCTATACGGGTGGTACGAATGGTTAAATCCGTCCTATACGTGATTCTCGCCTGTGTCGGCTTTTTGGGGTGGGTGGCATACACAATGATTGCCTCATATCTACAGAGAGGATTGCCGTATTGAAACCTGAAGACAAGTACACCGAAGGTATTACTCATGTCTCTAATGGTAAGATTGAACCAGGATATGCTGGTAATTGCCCGTTCCTGAGACACAATAGAGAAAAATATCTGGAAGTGAAAAAGGAGAAAACAGATGCCTTGCGGGAAAAAGAAAAAACCGAAGGGGAAGTAGGTGGGTAAACCCAATCGGACTCCATACGAATACAAGGAAGTGAAAAAAGAGGCATGTACCTCATGTCTCGCTGAACTTAATTCTCTCGGTAAGGAAGGCTGGCTGGTAGTGACATTCTACAATAACACCTTTTTACTCGTCAGGGAAGGAATTGGCAAAATTAAGTAAAGAAGAACAACTATATATTCGCTGGCAAGACTCAATGGAGTTCTTTGTTGAAGAAGCCCTCGGAATTGATGGTCTACGCGGGTTCGCCATGTCTGAACAGCAACGACAGGCTTGTAAAGAAGTGTCGCTTCTTGTAATGGCAAAGAAAAAACGGATGTACGGTGCGCCAATGACCGACATTGAAAAGGAATATGCTGAAAAACTTGGCATATCAATCATGGCCGGTCAGGGTACAGGTAAGGATGGCTGGACTTCATGGTTTATCCAGTGGTTTGAGTTTTGTTTTAACAATGTGCTTATCCCCTGTACCGCCCCTTCAGCAGATCAGCTAAAGAACATTCTTTGGACGGAGGTATCGCGCTGGCTTAATCGTAATGGCAATGACGGCAAACTACTTGTTTCCCCTCTGGTAAAAAACTCAATCATAGTACAGAACGACAGGATATACAGAAAGGCAAGTAAGGGTAAGGATGTTGTCAATTTCGCTTTTCCCAAGACCGCAAACCCGAAGGACGATGCCGAAGCGCAGGCAAAGACCCTGTACGGTTTTCACGATATACACATGGCTATCGTCATCGACGATGCGGCTGGCGTATTAGACCCCGTATTCAAGCCCCTTGAAGGTACAGTTACAAAAGACTGCAACTTTATCATCCTCCTGTTCAACCCGATATTCAATACTGGATTTGCCATTGAAACGCATACAGGGCCACAGGCTCACAAATGGATACGTCTTCATTGGGATTCAGAGGAATCTGAACTTGTGACGAAACAGCACATCGTTGATATGGAAGAAAAGTACGGTAGGGAATCCAATACGTTTAGAACGCTGGTAAAAGGTCTTCCTCCTATCGCCGACAACGATTCTATTATCCCTTATGCGTGGGTAATGGAAGCGACAAAGCGGGAAACAGAACCGGATAAGTATGAACCCCGTATCGGTGGGTGTGACCCCGGAGCAGGCGGTGACAATACGGTACTCAGGATGCGTCACGGTCTAAAAGTAGAGAAAAAGCGGCATGTCTTTTCCTCTCCAAGTTCAATAGAGGTAGGTGATTGGGCGGCGGCTAAAGCCCTTGAAGAAGATTTGGACGTACTGTACTTCGATGTTATTGGCATAGGCAACGGAGCATATTACGAAGCCAAAAAGGTACTGGCGGGATCAAAATGCAAGGTCTACGCTGTCGATGTAAGAACGAAAGCAAGAGATGAAGAAAAGTACGATAATCTGAACGCAGAACTAACTTTTAGGCTACGCCAATACTTTGAAGACGGAACAATCAGTATACCCGTAGATCAGGTGCTTATTGAAGAACTTTCGGCCCCTCGTATGCTGATAAGTAAGAAATATAAGATTGAGGGCAAGTACGACGTAAAGAAACGCCTGAAATTCAACAGAAGCCCCAACGATGCAGATGCGCTTAAACTCACGTTTGCCAAAAACGATGCCATATTCAGGCGGCATAGATCGGATGACATTGGGAACACTCCCTACAATTACGCAGCTATGAACAAGCCAGAGTCGTTACACAATCCAAGAGGATGGTTGAGAGCATAATGCCAGAACTGAAAATAACAAAGAAAATTACCAACGGTCATCAACATGTTATCTACATGGGAAAAGAAGGTAATGCGCTTGCTTCCAAAGCTAAAGACCATACCCCGGAAATCATGGTTGATGATGCGGGTGCGATATACGCCGTTGACCCTGATGGATATAAACATGAGATTGTCGATTATGAAGTCCTCAGTGATGTGGACAAAGAAGTTAAGGACGAAGAAACGGTAAGGAACGTCCTTGAAGATTACAAGGAATGTTACGACTACGAAAAAGACGCAAGAAGTGGTGGCAACGAATCAGAGAAGATATACGCTCACGACCAATGGGCCGCAGGCGATAAGCCCCCCGGTAATCGTGCGGCGGTGACTGTTAATGTCGTTGAAGACAAGATAGACAACCTTACCGGATACCAGAAGCAGAACAGAACGGAACCTCATTTTCTTCCTGGCGAGAAAGGTGACGCCATTGTCGCTGACATTCTCAATATCATCGTGAAGGACATTACGAACAACTGTTACTACCAGAGAGAGAAATCAAAGGTATTTGAGGACGAAGCTATTGCGGGGCGTGGCCTGTTTAACGTCTATGAAGATTATGAACGTGATGCAAGGGGAAATATCGTTATTGAACGGTTCGCATGGGACGAAGCGTTTTTCGGGCCTCACGAAAAGGATGATCTATCTGACTGTGAGGTAATGTTCAAAACCAAGTGGTATTCAGAGAATAAATTAAAATCATTGTTCCCTGAAAAGATGGAAGGAAAGCTCAAGGGATTTGGAACCGATCAGAAAGAACAAGACCTGAAACCGGAGTTGAACCAAGACGGCGGGTTGAATATGGCCGCCGTGGAACTCATAGACATAAACGCTAAAAAGTATCGTTTGCTTGAAAGATGGAAGAAAGAATATAAGTCCGTTGACGTTGCGGTATTCGCCAATGATGGCTTTGTAGAGTCTCTCAAGGGATGGGACAAGAAAGACGTAGCACTTGCGAAATCTATCCCCGGCATGTCGATGCTGAAGCGTGAGTCCTATCGCATGAGAAAAACACGTACCGTAAGCGACGTTCTTATTGATGACGAGTTTATCACCGATATGGATTATGAGATTGTAACTGTTTACGCCAAGAAACGCAGGGGGGTGTTTTGGGGGAAAATCAAGGGTATTATCGACCTTCAACACCTTATCAACAAGACCTATTCACAGTTCATTGATATTATCGCAAAGGTGGCCAATTACGGATACTTCTATGATTCTGAAACATTCGATGATGTAAAGGAAGAAAAGGCGTGGAAAGAACAGGGAACTTCACCGGGGTTTACCGCCAAAGTTGCCAATTCATCAAAGATACCCGTTAAAGAAGAAGGCGTGAAGTTCCCTACGGAAATCGTCAACGCTATTCAAATGTTCATGAATAACATACGGGAGATCATGAACGTCAACCTCAATATGCAGGGATTAACGGGAAACCCTAACGAATCAGGCGTAGCAATAAAACAGAAAATAGTACAGCAGTTAATAGGCAATGATTTCCTATTCGATAACATGAAATTCGCTGAGCAACTACTTTTTAAGGTGGTTGTTAAGAAAATACAGAAACTATACACCCCCGAAAGAATGATGCGGATACTGGTAACGGAGAACTCCAAG